CGCTGTTTACAGTTATTGGGCCAACGCTGTGTGCGCTGGTTGATGTGCTTAAAGTGTAGTTTGTTGTCACGGTGCGCGTGTTCTCAAAGAACACCGTATCAGCACCGCCACCAGTTGCACCGCCACCCACTGAAGTCCATGCAGTACCGTTATACCCTTCAAATCTGCTTAAATCAGTATTGAATCGCAACTGACCATTGGCGGCAGATGCAGGACGCTGTGCTGTCGTGCCTTGCGGTATTCTCCAAAAATCTGTAACTGTTGAACCAGCAGACAAAGATCCAGTGCTTGCTATTCGCAATGCCTCCTGTGCAGAAACATCTCCAGCCACATTATCAGCAGTGCCAAACACCATTGCAGTATCTGGTGTTGTGGATTCTGAAACAACTTGAATGAAACCTTTAACGCCAGCGCCTGGTGTGCTTGCATCACTTCCATACCACTCAATCGTACCTATGGGCTGATTGGCCGTTGCACTCGTATCTGTATCAGTAAACCGCAAACGATTCTTGGCACTTGCAGATGCATAAATTGTTGTTGATCCAACGGTTTGTGCGGCACTGACAGTGTAAGTTCCCGCGCCACCAGTACCTGTGCCAAGTGCAGTGATGTAAGTATTCGCAAGAACATTAGCGCCCCAAATATACTGGCCAACTGCAAATGTTCCAGCGATTGTTCCACCAACTGTTAAGGTTGTTCCAGAAATCGTTGATGCAGTGCCACTTGCATCTTGATTCATTGACGCTGAAAAAGTAACTTGCGAGTTAATTGTTCCGGTCATTGACAGCGTACCGGCCACCGCCAATGTCTTACCTGATCCAATGTTCAAGCCAACTGATGTGCCTGTACCGGCAGCGGCAAAGACGGCATCAACACTATCCAAATCGGTGTTAATTTTGCTTCCCCAAGTGTCAGTACTTGCACCTACTTCTGGCTTTGTCAGCAATAGGTTTGTGGTGGTGGTATCTGCCATTCTTAAATCCCCTTACGCGGCTTCTTGCCAAGTGATTGAATTGTCTTCTAAATCAGACCAATTTTCTGAGGTGTCTGAAACTGGTGTCCAAGATTCCGAGGAATCTGTCACCGGAGTCCAGCTTTCCGAATTATCTGACTGTGCGGTCCATGACTCTGGCGTGTCAGGCACAGCGCCCCAACCAAAGCCGATCATTGTGCCAACTGATCCAAAGAGTTCAACGCCACTGATTGCTATCTCAATGGTGGCGATGGCCGTACCAAGCGCCTCAGTACCTTCAACACCCGTGATCTCTTGTACCGAAATGACTTCTGGTGACAATGTACCAAGATCACCAGTAGCAGCATTGCCTGTGATGATTGGCGAGACTAGGACTGAGTTGACAGCGCCAGTGGCTGAATTGCCAGTGATGGCAACAGTTCTGTTAATGCCGACTGTGCCTACATTGCCGGTGGCAATGTTTCCATTCTCTTGAATGGATATATTTTCTAGTAAATTACCAACAGCACCTGCGGCAGCATTGCCGCTAATAACGACATTGCCTATGCCATAGACACCCCTGCCGTAATAGCCTGTTCCATAAGCAGCCATGCCGCTGCTCCTCGGTTAAGCCAACCGGATCAGGCCGGTGCTTGCGTCATTGACAGGCATGGTCAGCGTGAATGTCCCAGCAGTCACAATCTGTGAGCCAAATGTGTGCACACTTACCGCCTTGTTTGACTGAGTTGAGTTGTAGATCAAGACAGCATCAAATGCTGTGGATAAGGTCACCGCTGAATATGTGATGCTGGCGCTTGGCGTGACAAATGCTGTCGTGCCACTGGTGCTCGGTGCAGTGCCAAATGTGACGGTGACACCACCTGCGGTATAGCCTGTACCTGTCACCTCACCTGTGGCCGTATAAGCCGTTGTAGAGGCATTGATGGTGGCAGAAGCCAAATACAAGGCCGCCTTGAAAGTGTCAGCGGCAGTTGATGCTCTGACAACTCCAACGCCAAAATTATGGTGACCCTCAAGTAACTGGTCTTTAAAACTTGTACACATTGCTTGCGTGTTAGCCATGATTTAATCCTTATCCAATTGCTGCCGCAACGCCATCGGCTGCGACACTTTGTTTCAACACAACATGGACTGATCTGTGTACCAGTTCGTCATCCAAACGATATTCAACCCAACTGATGATCTCTTTGTCGTTCTCAATCGAACCCTCAGACTTGTGCAACAAGGACTCATCCATGTCGCCTTTGGTGGTGGTGATCATCATCCGAATGTCCTTGCTCTTGCCAAGATTGCGCCGCCAGAGGTTGAGCCACGATCATCAGCAATCTGCAACTGCTCTAAGCCAGCGGCATACAACGATGACCACACAGTGATTCTCGCATCGTCTTGCAAGTATGGCGCAGCCTGTAAAAGTGCGCCGTACAAATAAACATCAGGCGCTTGTGTCAGCAACCAACTAGTTTCAACAGTCGATGACAACTTTGTCAATTTTGCGTAGTAGACCAGCTCTGCTGTGTATGCGCCATCAGGTATCGGCAAAAGTCTGAATTGGTTGCCCACCACGCTGAAATACAGTGGCTTGCCACTGGATAAGTAAGTGGTGTTCGACAATGAATCCATGGCATCAATCGTCTGAAATGTCAGATTGGTCACTGGATTGGTGTTGAGTTTGATGGCCTTGGCTTCCAAGAAATCATCAGGCACTGTGCCGTACTCAGCAGCCGCCGCAAAGGATGCAGTGGCACGCACAATCATCTGTCGTGTGCGTAGTTGTCTCTCAATCTGTGCCTCGGCCAGACTGATGAAGTCAGGAATAACTGAAGTCAGATCAGACCGATTAAGCCAATCGGCCAGCGATGACTTCAATTCTGTGTAGGTGCTCAGTGCCATTTAGACTGCCTCTTTTTCGAGCTGTTCTTTCATCACCCAAGTGTGTTCATGTCGGAATTCAAATGTGCCAATGTGTCCGATTTCTTTCGAGACATCATGGTCAATATACACCTTGAAGCCCAACTCCTGCGCCTTTTTGCAGAAGAACACATCCTCGCCCATGTAGCCGCGAGTCTCATACTGCCAAGGCATATCAAACCACGGCTCAGTCATTCCCTGAAACACTTCGCGCTTGATTAGCATCACGCCAGTGCCAACAGAGCCGATTTCTTCCAAACCAGTGGATTCAGGCATGGTGTAGACCGGCTGACGCTTGCCGTTCTCATCGTAATTCTGCGCCGTTGGACCTGTGGGCATTCTGCGTCTGGCGCAGTTTGTAGCCACGATGTCCACATCATGCGCCAGCAATCGGCCAATCATGTCCTGCGGGAAAGTCATGTCGGAGTCAATAAACAGAATGTGGCTGCAACCTTCACGCATTGCGTCCAAACACAAATCAGCACGCTGGTTTTGAATCAGCGTGCCTTGCAGTATCTTGAGGCTCACAGCGTCAGTGGTGTTGAGCGTGTGATACGCCACCATGTTGACCATGCAATAGGTGTAATTGGTGTGAACCATGTCACGCGCTGGCGTGCAGACTGCGATGTATTTCATACTTGACCTGGCCTCACTCTGAAGAACCTGTTATCGGGATCGTTTAACCACTTCTTCATGTAAACCGGATCATCTATCTTGCCTTCAGCCTTTAATTGAAAGTAAACCGTCTCAGGAATGCTGGCAACATGATGCCATTCACCCTTCCAGTTTGCTTTGTTGTCAATGGCGGCAAAGTCGCGCTTGTTGGCCTCAATGACTGATGTCAAATCCTGAGTTGTCTGAATCGTTGCCTCATCAGTGTCCTCGTTGTAGTGCCAAGTGCGTGTGATCCCCTTGTCGGGGTTTGCATCAAAAAATCGTTTTTCCATGTAAGTAGGGGAGGATTTCTCCTCCCCTTTCCTCTTATTTGATTAAGAAGTGATCAAGTCAGCGGCCAAGCCGTGAGCATTTTCAGCCAACACTTTGTGCGCAAATTCGATGAGCAGCATACGCTTCTCAGCGTCACCGGTCTTCGCCAACTCGACTTGCTGATATGGACGCAGAACAGCCATCTTTGCGTACTCAGGATCAAGCACCCACGCATCGCGCTCGCGCTGGAAGCGGTTGGCAATGACTTGCACATTGCCAAAGTCGGACACATAAATGTCCACCGCGCCGATCAATGTCGCTGGCTTTGCACCGCCATCAATGTTGAAACGGCTGGATGCGATACCAGAGAAACCAGACACGCGCTGCTTGTTGACAGGACCGCACATCAGAATCTTTGGAGTACCGCCAGCAGTCCATACTTTCTGAATCACATTCTTCAAAATGGTTTCAGTGAAAGTACGCACATTGCCGTCAGTGCGAGCACTGTTGGGCAGGGTGGTGTAGCTAGGGTCAACGCCGTTGGTTTGCTTGTCGGTGTTGGTCTTGATGAACGCCTGCAAGCTGGCAGTCGTGCGAGCCGCACTTGTGCTACCGGCAGCAGCCACTTCACCATTCAACATGGTGAATTCTTGGTCACGCTTCAACTCAGCACCGCGCTTGGCGATCTGATAAGCCAACTCAGAACGCCGTCCTGCTTTGTTGACCACTTCTTCAGTGTTTGACAAGATGATGGTCTTGCGAGCAATTTGCGCGTAGTTTTGCAAACGCACAGTCGCGGTCACTGAATCAAACGATGAGACATCATCGCCTTCCAGTTGAGCATTGGCGGCGGCTGCGGAGAGTGAATCGACTTGCCACTCAAACAGAGTGTTGGTGATGTTCTCGCGTCCAATGTTGGAAATGTATGGTGTCTCTTCTGGAGAGATATTGGTGATGACATTTGAAAGGTCTTCACGGATACCCTTTGCAGAGTAAGTCGTGAATGTGTTCGTTACGATAGACATGATGGATTCCTTATTTCAAAAGTTTGAAGATTGCATCAGCCGCGTCATCGACACGGCCAGTTTTTGCTAGACGCTGTTGTGCTCGCATCGCTTCTGTATTGTTGGAGACTCGCCCTGCTGCGCCAGGCTTGGCAGGTCTTGGCCCATTGTTCGTCACCGGCTTGATCTGTCCACGCTTGGACATCATCTGGTCATACAGTGCCGCCTTACGCAGCAACACAACCGCCCTGTGATCCACAACATTCTTCAGTTCATCAGGTGAGAACCCAGCCTTTTGGCCGAATTGAACAAGCATTGCCTTCTCGGCTGCCGCCTTCTTTGAGTCTTTCCACTCAGGAATGGCGGCCATCAAAGCCTCTTGCTCCTGCTGCAACATCTGATCGTGATATTGCCTCTGCTCTTGCTGTGACAACTCAGAGAGTCGCTGCTTTTCCGCTTGGATCGCCGCGTTCTTCTCTTGGTTATCACGCATCAACTCGCGCTGCCTTACCCATTCGATGGGGTCTTCCTGATAAAGACGATCCCAGTCAATGTTTGGCTGCGCTGCCTGCTGAACCTGTGCCTCTAGAGCACCCAACAAATGAGCGTACTGCTCGCGCTCGGCACGCACTGCCTGCAACTCGACTTCGGTCTGTTTCCTGACCTCCGCGATTTGCTGCGTTTTGCGTGTGTAATCCTGAGTCCTTGAATATCCCTTTTGGAGTTCCTCCAGCGTCACCTCGACTTCTTTACCGTCAACTTTTACGGTGAAGACTTGTGGCTGTTCTTCCTCCTCGGAATCTTCCTCTTCTTCGGATTGTTCGGAATCAGTTTCATCGCTGTCCGCGTCTGCATCGGTCAGCAACTCCTCTTCTTCCGCCGCGCCCTCTTCGGGCAACTGCGCCTCTTGGTCTTCCTCTTGTCCCTGTTCGGGGAGCAATCCCTCAAGTGCATTGGCCGCTTCGGCCATATTCATCGGACCCTGAACAACACTCGCCGCTGGCGTTGGTGCTACTGTTTGCATTGGTCTATTTCCTCAATTAAACAAGATTTTTTTGTGCTCGCTCAATGGCACGCTGTGCCACCTTGCCGTTATCA